CAATAGGTGATGTAAATTATCCTAGTAATATATTTACTATGTGGACTAGCTCTGAGCTAGAAGCTATAGGAATTTATGAGGTTGTAATAGATAACAGCAACCTTAAAGACCCAATATATTACGACAACACCAATATATCTTATGCTTTTGCAAGTGGCACAGTAACAGGCAGTTATGGTACAGCCACAGCAAAACCTTTGGATAGTGTTCTTTATACAGCAGATGATGAAACAGCAAATGCTAATCATGTAGAAGGAACTGTAAAACAATATGGAGTTAGACCAACAAAAATAGATGAAGTTAATGGTGAAGCCTATAACTTATTACAACCTAATGACTGGATGGTAGTTAAAGCAAAAGAAACAGGTGGTTCAGTTGCTAGTGATTGGTCTACTTACAGAACAGGAGTTAGAACAGCAGCCGATAGCATGAAAACAAAAATTAATGCAGTATCAGATGTAGATGCTCTTGCAGCACTATATGTTTATAACGATGCTACACCACCAGTTCGACCATTAGGAGAGTTTCCTGATGCACCTACATCATGATTTATACAATCTTACATTTAAGTGTTGCAATTTTTTGTGTTGCAGGAACAGCTGTTTTATTAATGGGTGATGATAATCATCCGCTTTAAAGGGAGAAAAATATGTTAGATATGTTATTAAAAATAATTCAGTTAGCACCTTGGGTTATTTCGGGAGCGTCTTTAGTTTGTGCTTTAACACCAACACCAAAAGACGATCAAATGTTGGGTAAAATATACAAATTGATTGATTGGTGTGCAATCAACGTTGGTAAAGCAAAAGACAAATAACTCATGACCACTACAAAAGAAGCATTAATTAAATTAGAAGCACATGAAAGAGAATGTGCTATTCGTTACGAATACATAGAAAAACGTCTTGACGAAGGTTCTGCTAAGTTTAAAAGACTAGAACTGATTCTATGGGGTTTGTATGGTTTAATTGCTGCTTCTTTAGGTGTAGATAAACTATTGTAGGAGAGTTAAATGCCTTTACAAAAGTTCCTTTTTAAACCTGGAATCAACAAAGAAGGAACAGCTTATTCAAATGAAGGAGGTTGGTTCGATTCTAATTTAATTCGTTTTAGAAAAGGTCTCCCTGAAAAAATAGGTGGATGGTCTAAATCTAGTTCAGATTCTTTTAAAGGAACGGGTAGGGGTTTACACGCATGGGTTGCTTTAGATGGAACAAAATATTTAGGTTTAGGCACTAGTTGGAAATATTATATTTTAGAAGGTACGTCTTTTTATGATATAACACCTATCCGATCGATAGATGAAAATGTTACAACTTTTTCAGCTAGTGATGGTAGTGCGGTTATAACAGCTACCGATACAGCTCATGGTGCTGCAGTTAATGATTTTGTAACTATAAGTAATGCTGTATCTTTAGGCGGTAATATTTCAGCAGGTGTTTTAAATCAAGAACATCAAATAACTTCTGTTCCATCAGCTAATACTTATACGTTTACCGCTTCTGCAACAGCAAATTCTAGTGATACTGGTAATGGTGGTAGTGCTACTGATGCTTCTTATCAAATAAATACTGGATTAGATGTTTATGTGCCTTCGTCTGGTTGGGGAGCAGGAACTTGGGGTGAAGGAACTTTTGGTTCTACAACTGCTCTTAGTTTTGTCAATCAGTTACGTTTATGGTCACATGATAATTTTGGCGAAGATTTGATTATAAATCCACGTTTTGGTGGTGTTTTTTATTGGGATGAGTCTAACGGTTTGACTACTAGAGCAGTCGCTTTATCTGATTTATCAGGTGCAAATCTTGCTCCTACTTTAGCATTACAAGTTATGGTTTCTGATATTGATAGACACGTTATTTGTTTTGGTGCTGATCCTTTAAATACAGGAGGAACTGCTAGAACAGGGGCTATTGATCCGATGTTTATTGCGTGGAGTGATCAAGAAAACGCTGCTGTATGGCAACCTTTAGCTACAAACACAGCAGGTTCTTTCAGATTATCCGCAGGTTCTTCTATCGTAGGTGCAACAAGAGCTAAACAAGAAATTTTAGTTTGGACAGATACTTCTTTATATTCGATGACTTTTGTAGGTCAACCATTTACTTTTAGTTTAAATTTAGTTAACGAAGGAGTAGGTTTAGTTAGTCCTAATGCTATGATTAATAGTCCTAAAGGTATTTTTTGGATGGATAAAAAAGGTTTTTATGCTTATAATGGAGCTGTTCAAGAAATACCCTGTACTGTACAAGATTATGTTTTTAGTAATATAAACGAAATACAGAGTTATCAAATATTTGGTTTTGTTAATAAAGCGTTTGATGAAGTTGGTTGGTTTTATTGTAGTGCTGGTGCAACAGTTATCGATAAATATGTAGTGTTTAATTATGAAGAAAACGTTTGGACAATAGGAACTTTATCAAGAACAGCATGGATAGACGAAGGTATTTTTGATAATCCTAAAGCAGTATCTTCCTCCTCTGACTTAGGCTACGTTTATAATCACGAACTTGGTAACGATAATGATGGTTCGCCTATGACGAACGTATTTATCGAATCGAGTGATTTTGATATTGATCCAGGAGGAGAGGATTTTCAATTTATTAGCAGAATTATTCCAGATATTAAATTTACAGGTTCTGGTCAAACAGGAACAGGCGGTCAAACTGTTAACATTGTTTTAAAACGTAGAAACTTTCCAGGAGAGGATTTAACAACTGCGGTAACAAGTACTTGTACATCTAACACAACTAAAATAGATACAAGAGTTAGAGGTAGACAAGCGGTTTTACGTATAGAATCAGACGATGATGGAATTCCTGCAACCACCGAAGGTGTGGGTTTTAGAGTAGGAGCAATGCGATTAAACTTTAGACCTGATGGCAGAAGGTAATGTCTAAACTGTTACAAACTAAATTACCTGTTTCGATTGGTGAAATATCTTCTGAAACATTTAATCGTTTAGTAAGAGTTTTAGAATTAAGTTTAAATAGAGTTGATATAGATGCAACACTTTCAGTAAATGAAGAACAAAGAAATATAAATAAATTTAGTAATGGCGATATTATATGGAATCTTTCTACTAACCAATTACAATTATGGAATGGTCAAGAATGGATAGATTTATATTCGGGCAACGAAAAGGGCGTTCAAGCAGTAACACAAATAGGCAATATAACTGTAGCTACTGGTGGAAATACTTCAATAGAACTGGGGATAAATTAAATATGAATATTAATAAATTAAGAGAAGAGTTGGAGTTTGATGAAGGCTGTATATATGAGATCTATAATGATCATTTGGGTTATCCTACTTTTGGTATTGGTCACCTTGTACTTGAAAGCGATCCCGAACACGGAGAACCAGTTGGAACCCCAGTATCAAAGGAACGAGTTATCGAATGTTTTGAAAAAGATATAGAGTCTGTATTTGCTGATTTAGAAAGAAATATGCCTTGGGCGTCTGATCAACCTGAAGATATAAAACGTGTATTAGCTAATATGTGTTTTAATTTAGGTATTACAAGGTTGTTAAAGTTTCAAAAGTTTTTAACTGCAATAGAAAAACAAGATTGGAATACTGCCGCAGTTGAGATGATGGATAGTCGTTGGGCTACACAAGTAGGACCTCGTGCGACTAGGTTAAGAGATAGAGTGTTAAAAGGAGGATTATAATGCCAAAAGTAGGAAAGAAAAAATTTTCATATACCCCTAAAGGGAAAGCAGCAGCAAAAGCTTATGCTAAGAAAATGAAAAAGAAAAAAGGGAAAAAGTAATGCCAAAAAGTAAAAAGACCCATAAAACCAAAGACGGTCGAACAGCTAAAAAAGGTTTATATTACAATATAAACAAAAAACGTAAAGAAGGCAGAAAAATGCGAAAGAAAGGAGCTAAAGGTGCTCCGACTGCAGCAGCCTTTAAACGTTCCGCTAAGACCGCTAAGAAGCCTAAAAAGAAAAAGTAATGGCTAAGGCTAAGAAACGCAAAGAAAAGTCTATACGACGTACTACGAAGGGTAAGGGAGCTAATTTCCGATCTACTAAGTCTGGTGCGGGTATGACTAAAAAAGGCGTGGCGGCTTACAGACGTAAAAATCCTGGATCAAAACTAAAAACAGCGGTTACAGGTAAAGTTAAACGAGGTAGTAAAGCAGCAAAAAGACGTAAATCATTCTGTGCTAGATCAAAAAGCTGGACAGGTGAACGAGGTAAAGCGGCTAGAAGAAGATGGAAATGTTAAATGTATGAGTATAACTGTACGGTTACTAGGGTGGTTGATGGCGACACTATTGATGTCATCCTTGATCTTGGTTTTTCTATTCTTCACAAGTGTCGTGTACGCCTTTATGGGATTGATACACCTGAATCAAGAACCCGAAATAAAGACGAAAAAGCCAGAGGTAAACTTGCGGCTAAGTTCTTAGAAGATTCTATTAAGAACGGTAAAGTAATTATTTTACAATCTAAACTAAAAGATTCTAAAGGTAAATATGGACGTGTTCTAGGAGCTGTTATCGTAGATGGAGTTGATATCAACGAAAAAATGATATTAAAATCTCTTGCAGTTAGATATCATGGGCAGAGTAAACAAGATGTAGAAGCAGAACATATGGAAAACAGACGTAAGTTAATAGAACTAGGTGAGTTTATTCCAGTGGATGTGGAGAAATAATATGCAAAACGACGGTAGATTTGGCGGGGATATGGATCGTAATGAAGTTGAGATGGATCTCAACAAATTTATGGCGATGATACAAGAAATATCTGATCTTAAAGATAAAATAAGAGATTTAGAAGCTGATGATAAAATAAACCCACATCAAAAATGGATTCATTTAGCTAAAGCAGTAGATTCTTGGCGTATTTTCCCTAGAGCTTTTTTAACTGTTTATATTGTTTTATTATATAAATGTACTATTTGGTTTATGGAACTTCCTGAACCTAGTTTTGAACAATCAGGTCTTATATCGATTGTTGTTGGTGCAGGTGCGGCTTGGTTTGGTTTATATGCAGGTACAACAGGTAGTAGTAAACAATTTAAAGGTGAAGATTCTTGAATAAAAAAGAAGAAAAACAACACGATAAGGTTCTTTCTTGGGCGGCAGTTTTCTTTCTAATAACAATAGTTATTGGTTTATCTGTTAATATAAATGCACAATCTAGTCAACAATCAGGAACAGCTTGTGTAAATGGTTCTCAGTATTGTGAAAATAATAGTTTAGATACNACTAATACAACGACGACGACCAACACTAATACAAACACCAATACAAATACTAACACNAACACCAACACGAACAACAACACCAACGTTAATACTAATACAACNACGAGCACAGCAACGAATACGAATTCNAACACTAATGTCAACACNAACACGAACAATAATATCAACACATCGACAGCAACTTCGACTTCGAACAACACCAATACAAACAATAACGTTAATACTTCGACTTCTAATTCAACAGTAAATTCGACTGTTAATCAAAACGTTAATAACACAAATAATTCGACTTCAACATCGAACAACACTAATACCAACACTAACGTAAATCAATCAACTTCAGATTCAAACGTTACAACAGATAATCGAAACGTAAACGAAAATAATTCAAGATCTGATAACACCAATAGAAACATAAATGAATCAAACAGCACTCAAACGATTAATCAAAACGTAAAAAGTGAAGCACCTCCTGCGTCTGCGATAGCTCCTAGTATCATGTCTTACTCACAAGACCTCTGTACAACAGGTGTCTCAGGAGCTTTTCAAGGACAGGTGTTTGGTTTATCTGGTGGTAAAACTATTGTTGATGAAAACTGTGAAAGGTTAAAACTATCTAAGTATCTATACGATATGGGAATGAAAGTAGCCTCAGTTGCATTGCTTTGTCAAGACAAAAGAGTATTTAAGGCTATGTCAATGGCGGGTACGCCTTGTCCGTATAACGGTAAAATTGGTAAAGAAGCTACTGTGGCTTGGGAAGAAAACCCACAAAAAAGACCTGATAAAGATGACGCTTTAGAAGATTATATTGCTCAATGTACACACGAAGCTAACCCCAACAGAGACAAGATTAATAAAGATGTTGTAGGGTTAGTTAAAAAAACTTATACACGAAAAACTAAAACAGCTAAACAATGCAAAAAAGAGTTTTATTCTACGCATTAGGGTGTTTAGTTAGTTTTAATGTATTAGGACAGTATACATACGAAGCTAATCAAGACCTTTATGATCTTAATGCTAATGCTAATAACTTCAACGGTGAATTAGCATACGAGGTATCTGATGATGGAATTAGTCCTGCGATTGACCTTTCTTTTAATTTTACTTTTTATGGCTCTACGTTTAGCCAAGCGAGAATGGCAACGAATGGATGTCTCCATTTTGGTAATAGTGGGAGCTATTGTAATGACTATACTCCTGACCCTATTAACGGACAGCACACTTATACCATATACCCTTTCTGGACTGATCTTATAAGAGATAACGATTCTCGTATGAAATCTTGGGGAGACTCGAGTAAGATGATTTTTGGTTGGTATAACCTTCGAGAATACAATAGAGCATCTGATAATAGTTTTGAAATTATACTTTGGAATAATAATTCTTTCGATTTACGATACAGAGAACTAGATATTATTAATCATGATGTTTTAATAGGTGAAGTAGGAGCTAATAAAGATAACTCTTATACTTATTACTACCACGATGAATGTAATACAGGATCAACTAACAGTTCTAGTTGTTATAACTACGATTGGAATAGCTCTGATAAAAATAAAAACTTAGAAAATGGCGGTTCTTTGTTTGGTTGGGGAACTGGCAATGGTCCTGACTGTAGTGATCCGTTAAACGATACGAGTTGTTCAGGTTATGCTGATGCTTATCAAACTCAACAATGTAATATAGATCAACTTTATTCTGAATCTTGTCCTTACTATTGGGATGCTTATGACGATCAACAATGTGCAGATGATCCTCAATATGCTCCGTTTTGTCAAGGTTATCAACAAGAAGAATCAGTAGCTTTCTTTGATGATACTAACGTAGATTATGGCTATGTGGACGAACAAGAACAATTTGCTACGGGTGTATTCGAAGATGATTACCATGATGATTATGGTTTTGAAGAACAGTTTACCGTTGTTGAAGTATATGAGGATGAAATGTTTCCGTCTTATGAAGAATTTGGAGGTGATAACCTTGAAGAATATTTCAATGGTTCTGAACCTGAAGAATTAATAATATTTTTTGAACCCGATTCTTTACCGTTTATAGATGATTTTACTTCACCTTATAATGAACCTTTTCAACAAGAAGAAGTGTTGTTAGATGAGTTTATATTTCAAGAAACTTTTTTAGTAGAAGATTATAGCGAACCTGAAACATTTATTGAATTTAATAGCGTAGAAGAACTGGAGGAGTGGTTTGAAGAAGAAACTAATGAACATTTTGAAGAACGAATTGAAGAAGAACTTGCTAATCTTGATGAACCAGAAGAAGAATTTATTGAAGAGATCTTCGAAGAAGAAGTCGTAGAAGAAGTATTCGAAGCAATCGAAGAACGTATAGCAGAAGCTGAGATAGAAGAAGAAAGAATCGAAAGAGAAGAAGTCATAGAGGAGTTTGAAGAAGTTTTCCAAGAAGAGTTTGAAATAGCTGAACGAGAAAATACTAAAGGTGAAAGTTCTATTAGTAGAGAAATAGCCTTACGAGTTGTTTCTTCTACGATAGCTACAGCCACACAAAGTGTCAGCGGTACAAACGCAGGTAACAGTGTACATTCTACAGGCAATACCGCGGCTTCTGGTAACGCTGTAGGTAACAGTTCTACAGGAGCTTCGTCAGGTAACGCAGGGATAAGTACGAGTAGTTCTCCGAGTATGTCAGACCAGTTTGCTTCAGCTACCGTACAAACAAATCAAGTATTAGATATGAGTTCTATGTCTGTTTCTAGTTCTTCTACTAGTGATTCTATGAATGCAACCGATGTTAATACTTCGGTTGTTGTTGCTAACGTAAATACTAATACAGTTCAAGATCAGATAGATACTTCGATTAGTTCTATGAGTACATCTTCTGACACAGATACTACAGTAGAAGATGTAATAGCACAAAATTTACAAATAGCACAAGAAGAAGTAGAAGCTCAACAAGAAGAAACAGGTGAATATGGTTCAGAAGATACGATTATTGCATATATGGGTTTTGTTCCTGGATTTAATACTTACGAGAAAGTTTTAATGGTAGATCAAGATCAATGGTATACGTCTAGAACCATCTATACTGAGACGATGCCTGATAATATCGATGCATTTTATGGACTAGCGGGTAGTAATATAAGCAAAATGAACGATATAATAAATTCACAACCACCGTTATAGGAGAATTACTATGGATTGGTTTCAAAATAAAACAACACAAATAATAGCTCTTGTAGGTATTGTTTCAACTCTTGCAGGGTTCGGCTACACAGGTGCTACCTACGTTAATAGAGTAGAAAACCTAGAAGCTAAGATAGGCGGTATCGGAGATACTGAAGACGCTCAAAAGATTATTGAAGAACGTTTCGCGGCTATCGAAACATCTGTACAGTTTTTAGAAAAAAGTATTGATGGTATAGCTGTTCCAGATGTTACTGAAATTAAAACGGATATAGCTACGATTAAAGCTGATTTAGAAAGCTTAGATAATAACTTACGTAAAGTAGAAATTAAATTAGATAAAAAAGACGATAATCCATTAAACGGATAATGAAAGTTTTTATTACAGAGTTCTTACACGATGGACTTTTTTACGAAGGTCCTAATATTGTAGCAGAATCATTTGAAGCCGCAGAAGAAACTGCGGAGTTATATTCAGTAAATGTGGTCGGTATGCTTGACGTAATCATCACTGATCACAACGAAGATGAATATAAAAGGGTTTTACATTAACCCTTTCTTTGATATATAATCAAAGTTCAGCCATTGTGCTGCAGTTTACGGGGTGAGCTATAACTCGCAAAACGTTTATACACGCTGAGGAAACAATGGTTGGAGTTGATAAAAAGACATACAAAAAGAATAAAGGTCGTCGTTCTGACTTCGTAATTTATTCGTCTAAAGGCAAGAAAACAAAAGCTAGGAGTAGGTTCT